CGATATGCAGGTAATCGCTGGTAAGTTTGCCAGTCGTCATGAACAGCTGCGGATCAGTCTAGCTGTTAAGACTCCTAAGGGTAAGCCAATGCCAGAATTCGTAGTAAGTCGGAACATCCGGACGATTGCTAAGATCGGCGAAATGGTTGGCCTAGAGATGAAGCCCGAATACTTCCCGGACAACGAAACCGATGCTTACGAACGGCTGACGGCAGCCTTCAAACCATACGAAGGTAAGACGCTACACATGACAATTATTAAATCAGATAACAAGAAGGATCCGGATAACCCATACCGGAACTACGAATTTGAGCCAAGCAAGATCAACGTTGAAACCCCAGAACCAACCGATACTGAGACTGGTGATACTGCCGTTAGTGATGACGATCTGCCATTCTAGCAGAGGTTAGTCAGTGAACTTAAAACACCGAATGGGTGGGAAGCCCATTAGGAGGGTTAACATGAAAAGTTTAGTTAACTTCGCCGTCCAATATGCTGAACATGGCTTTACCGTTATTCCAACTGTCGGTAAAAAGCCACTAATTAAATTCGCTGATCGTCCGGCTTTAACGCCTGATGAATTACGAGAATTCTGGCGGACTCATCCATATGCCAATATTGCACTGAAAACTGAGAAGTTCTTCGTTGTTGATGTTGATCGGCATCCAAATGGGGATGACGGAACCAAGGCAATCAAAGAATTAAATCATCCGGAGTGGTTCAATACGCTGTGCCAGAAAACAGCTCACAATGGCTACCAATTTTTCTTCACTAAGCCGAAAGAACGAATCAGCCAGAACATCGGCTTTCTACCAGGGGTAGATATTAAGGCTCACCCTAATAACTACGTTGTTGTAGCACCCAGCATTATCGACGATAAAAGTTATCAGTGGTTGAACCATAAGCCAATGCTCCAACCAGCAGAAGAGTTAATCAGACTGATTGAAGAAAAAGGAAAACCAACGATCAGCGATAAGAAGATCGAGGCTTTCCATCCTAAAGGTCACACCCAAACGTCTGCTTTATTTGAGCAAATCGTGCAGGGCTTGGGGCCAACTGGTGGACGCAATGACGCACTGGCAGCCTTCGCCGGAGGGTTATTGTTCCGGAACGTTGATCCAGAGTGTGTATTGGAATTAGCGAGAATCGCTAACCAGCGGACCAAGTACAGCCTTTCGGATAATGAGGTTGTGACGACGGTTAACAGCATGATTAAGAAGGAAATACGAAGGCGAGGTGAAGCAAGTGAGTGAAGATAAAGTCGTACCGTTTGATAAAAAGAATGCCAGCAAACTCAGCCAGATGGTTGACGAAGAAGATCCATTTATCCGAACAGCTAAAGGGGCCATTAAACCTAAAAGCCTGTTCAACATCGAAGTGATTTTAGAGCATGATCCGCAGCTGGTGGGAATGTTCAAATTCAACGAATTCACTGGTGAGATTGATGTTGCTCGAAGCAGTGACAAACTACTGATTAAAAAAGGGATGCTCAAAGATTCCTATGTCGATGAGTTGGCATCTTACATTGAGACATCCAAAGACTATGGCCAGGTGTTATTCACCAATCAATTAATCAGAAGCGCACTAACAGTGGTGGCCAATCGACACCGATATAACCCGGTGCTTGATTATATGAACTCAGCTTATGAGAGTTGGGACCATCAAGAACGACTAGATACATTCTTTAGTGATTACTTGGGCGTTGAACGATCAGAAGTAACCCGGTTAATCACACGGCTGTTTTTTATTGGTGCAGTAGCAAAGGTATACGATCCCAAGCGTAAATTTGACTTTGTATTGGATCTGGTCGGTGGCCAGGGCGCTGGGAAGACAACCATCTTACAGAAGATTGCCCCATGTGGTTACTATACCGACCAATTCTCCAGTTTTGAAAACAAAGATGATTTTGCGGTAATGAGAAGATCATTAATTGTGAACGATGATGAAATGACCGCAACCGCCAACTCAACGTTTGAAGTATTAAAGAAGTTCGTTACCTTGCAAGAGTTCGAGTACCGAAAACCATATGGTCATCAGGCGGAACGATTTTCTAAAGGCTTCGTGTTGGCCCGGACGACCAACAACCTGTACTACCTGAAGGATAAGACCGGTGAACGTCGTTTCCTGCCATTGCTGGTTGACAAAGACCGGCAGGTAGCCAATCCAGTACAGGATTTGACTGCTGAATACGTCAAGCAAGTCTGGGGCGAAGCAACTCATCTTTTCAAAAATGATGATTACAGCTTCGACTTAACCAGCGAACAACAAGAGATGCTAGATAAGCATCGGCAAACGTTCATGTACACCGATGACTTGGAAGATGCCATCGCTGATGCATTGGAAAACGACTGGTCAGATAGAGATTTCTTATCCAGTGAAACCATCGGACTGAAAGTTGTCCCTGGAGTTGATCTTGCTAAGAACCGGAAACTGTCAAACCAGATTGCCAATATTATGGTGAATCGGTTTAGCTGGCGAAAAGGCCGAAAGAAAATCGACGGAAAAACTCAGCGCGGCTATATAAAAAGGTGACACATTGAAATAGTGTCACCCGATGTGTCACCCACCTAAGCCTTACAGCCCCAAGGGATACATTAAATAGTGACACTATTACTAATATATATAACTTTTATATTTTATATACCTATATACGTATTAAATAGAAAAAGTTGAAAATTAAAAATGTGTCACTTTTGAGCTTAAACCCTTGGGGGAGTAAGCAGTGACGCTTGGTGACACATCGTGATAGTGTCACCTAATGAGTCAGTGCACTTAAAACACCGCACGGGTGAGAGGCCCGTTATGGAGGAATAATGATGAAAAATGAATATTTTGATGTAGCTGAAGTGCTAGGGATGTTTACATTGCTTTGTTTAATAGCATCATTTGCTGCGCCAACTAGCCTAGTTCTGGCAATGGCGTTTGGAGTTTCAGCAATTATCAGTACGGTGCTTGGTTTAATAGGTGGCTGCAATGCAGAGTGAACACTCAATACAATCGGCAATTATGGTGGCCGTATCAAAGCATCAGTGTACGATTTTTCGATCCAACGTCGGTAAGGTGAAAACCATTGATGGCCGGTGGTTTGATACTGGTTTACCGAAGGGACACCCGGACTTATACGGATTTAAGTGGTCCAATGGCAAGGTATTTTACTTGGAAATCAAGAATGAACGAGGAAAACCGCGACCGGACCAGATCCGATTCCATGAGATGTTAACCAAACGAGGTGTAATTCACGGCATTGCCAGATCGGTGGATGATGCATTGAAGATTATTGACGAGGAGCTAGTTGGCTATGGGTTTTGACATTTTCTTCTCACTACTATGGTTATGGCCAGTCTACTTAATTAAACATGACTATGAAGAAATCGGCAGCCGAATATTGTTGGTAGCTGAAATAGTAACAACGCTAATCTTGTTTGCGATTACTGTGTTGTATGTACGAATGGAGGATGGATTGTAATGCCACAGATTGATTTAGGAGACGGCTTTTACTACAAGCAAGGCTACGGGATCTACTGCCTTGACCTTGACCAGGAAGTTGCAAGAACTGTGTTTACTGAACAGGAATTAAAAGCACTGACCAGGTGGCAAGAATATTCACGGACAATTGCTAGTACTAGTAAGAATATTGAGTCGGCAATACGTAAAGAGTATGCAGGAGGTGTGGTTATCACATTAGATGATGGTCGCAAACTATACGATAAATGCGACATTAAATATGTGTACGCTGAAAAAGGATTGCTGCGTAGCGACAATATTAAAGCGCCACTTTGTCATGTGATTAGTGTGGAAAGGATTGAAAAACAATGACAACAAATGAATTGATTGAGAAGTTGAAAGGCTTAGGATTCACAGTTAAAGAGAGCGAAGGCTATATTCATATTGAGACAGGCAATACGGATATGCACTATAGCAAGAACATCAGCCCAAACGATGACTGGGCAAAAGTGCTTCCGTTAATAGCCGAGTACTACCAAACACCTCTTGATGAACGTAAGCCGGAGAAGAAGTATCGGCTGCGGTGGATTGATGGTGAGGATGACAACCCTCGTAAAGAAACGTATTTAGGAATGGATGACACATTCTTTAACGGATCTTATTGGACAACCTATTTCAAAAGTGGTGCACCGACTTTTACGGAATCTCAGCTCGAAAAACTAAAACGTGATAATCCCAGGTTCGCTCCAGCTATTGATGTTATGAAGGAGGAGGTCAAGGACGATGACTAAGGTATACGTATTATTAATTCAAAACTACGACGCCTTAGATGGTTATATGACGAGTAGTGACGTTGAGGTGTTCACGGATAAAGCAGCTTGCGATAAATGGATGGAGCAAGAAGAAACCACACTGCAAATTTTGAAGGGTTTCAAGCCTGTTGCTCATGCTGAAGATCCAGGTTACTGGGAATTTGTCAAAGAGGATGAACGTGGCACGTACACTCATGACTTCTTTGGCCAGTATCGCGATGTGATCGGAGGTGGCAAGTAATGTGGGATATTGGTTTGCAGCAGTACGACATGCAGTATTTCATCCAATTGAAGGGTGTTCCGGAATCACTCAGACCGATCAACTTCCCTGGGCTGCCAGCTCACCTCAAGATTAAGCGAACTAGGAAACACCAGATTGAGCGAGCTAAGTTTATGGATCACACGGGTTATGAGTGGTCACAGTGGTGGCCTAAAAGGCATGGTCCTCGTCAATTACAAGTAATCACGACACCTAGCACAAGACTGTTAGAAAACCAAAGGGGTGAAAATAATGAACCTACTACAGAAATATCAGGTGTCTAAACATCTGGATAACTTACACCGTCGGTTCGGGGAAGAACCATTCCGGCGGGAATCAATGAGGCTAGAAGATATTGCTGGACCGCTTGATGAAGATGTGGCACCAATTCTGGAATTTCGCGCGGCTGTTGAGCAGAATGACCGGCTTAAAACTAAACGTGGGAATGTCCGTGCTCAGGTACTTGTTAAGCTGAAACGTGATTGGATCATGAAACAAATCATGCAGGGCAAGTCAGCTCCTGCCATTGCTGAAGAACTAGATGTTCCAGTGGGATCGTTCCGCTGGTATGTCCAAAAGGATTCGGAGCTAAAGAAAGTTTATCGGATGATGAGAGGCCGTCGTGGATATATGTCTGAAGATACGGCGGTCAAAATTCGAAAGATGCTTAGTGAGGGCTATACCCATGCAGTAATTATTGCTACTTTGCATGTAACACCTAGTCAAGTGGAGTATCAACAATACAAGCGAAAGGCGGGGCTAGTATGATTACGGTTATCCTTGTGTGTCTCGCCTTTATTGCCGGGTTTATCTTTGCTAAGAAGAACCCCTAGAAAGGGAGATGCTATGTTAGACGTTAAAGATATTGATTGCCAAGCAACTGCAAGAAAGGTTACTCGCTTCTTCGATAAGAAACTGGATCGCTATCTGGCCCTATCTGGTAAACGACGGTATGACTTGAAGTCACCATCAATGGATGGAATGCCTAAAGCACCGTCTAAGGGTAATTCTAGTGAGAATCGGATGCTGGCAATTTGGTTGGCATCTGAGGTGGTGGACTGTGTGGGCTGTGCCATGCGGAACATGACCAGGGAATCACAGAAGATCCTGATTAATCGCTATTCTGATCAGATGCTGACCTACAACATCGCTCAAGAGTTAAACATCAGTGCGGCAACGTATAGTCGGAAGCAAGAACGGGCTTTATGTGAGTTCGCTGATCGATTTGAGTTCCAAGTAATGAAGCACAACATTATTGGCGAAGTTAGTGATCTGCACGTTTATTTGAAAAATGATAAATGAGTGATTAGTGATAGATTGTTGAGTGAGCAACTCATGACACAGATGCAATACTGGTATTGTCGAAAGACTTAGGAGTTAGCAGGAGCATTATTCTTCATAACTAAATTTAGTAACTAAAACACACACATTGTCTGCTAACTCCTTCTCCTGCCTCGATAGCGAAGATAAGACAAACGCGGCGGACTGTAAATCCGCTCCTTCGGGTTCGGTGGTGCAAATCCATCTCGGGGCATCGATGCTATGGGAAATTTATTATAAGGAAGGTGAAATGGCCTCTTTATAGTTAACGACACACATCCATCCCCTGGCAGAGACTGAGTAGAAAATGCAACACAAACTGGTTTACGGTAACTGCTCAGTATAACGTCCGTGTGGAAGCGGGCGTTTTTTATTTTGAGGAGGTGAGTAGCATTAGTAACAAAAAACTAACCAACAAGCAGCAAGCTTTTATCGATGCTTATTGCAGTGTCAGCAAGTTTAATGCAACTGATGCTGCTCGTCGAGCTGGCTATAAGCATCCCAACGTTCAGGGTGCACAGAACTTATTAAAACTTAGTGATGAAATTGCTGAGCGAATGGAGAAGCTAAAAGAAAAGTCAGGTGCATCAATCATGTCTCAGGAAGAGGTTGCAGAACGACTTAGTAGATTCGCTGATGGGTCGATTAAGGTTCAGCAGTTAGCTAATAATGGCAAGCTGGTTGATGCGCCTGTTTCTCCTAAAGATCAGCTGAAAGCATTGGAACTACTAGGCAAGTCCTATGGTATGTTCGTTGACAAGAAAGAAATCAACGGCAACCTTGATATTGAAATTGGAGTGGGGGACTACGATGATGAAGATTAGCATGATGGCAATGGTGCCAGTGATGACTATTTCTGGTCTGTTGCTGAAGCCCGGTTTAGTCACTAAGGGCGTTTTCATTACTGCAATCATCGTTGAGTTCCTTATGACTTTTCTAGTGAGTGACTATTATGAAAACCATTAGGGGGGTGATACAGTGCCAAGCGTCAAATTAAATTTTCCAAAACCATATAACGTATTCAATAAGCAAATCTTTGATAACTTATTCGACTACAGTCATTTTATTGAGGTTTGGTACTGACCTATGGCGGTGCCTCTTCTGGTAAGTCTCATGGTGTGGTTCAGAAGGTTGTTCTGAAAGCACTGCGACACTGGAACCATCCCCGTAAAGTTTTATGGCTCCGGAAAGTTGATCGAACAATTAAAGATTCAATTTTTACTGATGTAATTGATTGCCTATCGACTTGGAAATTGCTCCCATTCTGCAAAGTAAATCAGACCAGCTACACAATTAAACTGCCAAATGGTGGAATGTTTCTGTTCAAGGGGATGCAAGATCCGGAACGAATTAAGTCAATCAAGGGCTTGTCTGATGTAGTAATGGAGGAAGCATCGGAATTTACTCAGGATGATTTCACTCAGTTAACATTGCGTCTACGTGAGCCTAAGCATAAGCAGCGGCAACTGTTCTGCATGTTTAACCCAGTTAGCAAATTGAACTGGACCTATAAGCAGTGGTTTGATCCTACTGCTACTGTTGATACTTCACGGGTAGCAATTCACCAGTCGACTTACAAGGACAATCATTTCCTTGATGCTGATAACATCAGGACGATTGAGAACCTGAAACAGACGAACCCTGCTTACTACAAGATCTATACACTTGGCGAGTTCGCCACGTTGGATAAGCTGGTCTTTCCAAGCTTCACTAAACGGCGGCTCAGCACACGTACCCTCTCAAATCTTCCCTCGTACTTTGGGTTGGACTTTGGGTACACCAATGATGAAACAGCCTTTATGCATATTAAAGTCGACGAGAACACCCATACAATTTACGTGATGGAGGAATACGCCAAGCATGGTATGTTGAACGACGATATTGCCCGGATGATTAAACAGATGGGTTATTCCAAAGAGATCATCACGGCTGATGCGGCTGAGCCTAAATCAATTGCAGAAATCAAACGTGACGGCATCCCCCGGATTAGGCCAGCCAAGAAAGGTAAGGACAGCATTATTCAGGGGATCTCATTCATGCAACAGTATCATCTGGTGGTTGATGATC